ATTACCTGACAATCCTTTTGGACAACCAAAAATCAAAGCTAAAGGTGGTGAAGCCATTTGGTTAAACTCATCATTAGTATTCTTATTTGGTAATCAAAAAGGAGCAGGTACTACTAAAATCTCAATTACTAAAGACAAGAGAAAAGTAAAGATTGCAACTAGGACTAAAATTTCAATTAGCAAAAATCACATCAATGGTTTAGGTTATGAGGATGGACGTATTTTAGTAACATCACACGGTTTCATGTCAGGTAGAGAAGATGGTGAAGAAAAGAAATCTATTGAAGAATACAAAAAAGAAAATAGCGATTACATTAGTAAAATGCTAGGTGTTAGTGTTGCAGACATCACAGATGTGGAAGTTGTAACAGAAGAAGAGTAATCTTATAAAAATTTTAAATGTCCGTTTTACTTGTTGATGGAGACAACTTACTTACGATTGGTTTTCACGCTCTCAAAAATCACTTCTATAAGGGAAAACATATTGGTGGAATCTACCATTTTCTTAATACTATTAGAAGAGCGTTTGAGATATACCATTTAGACAAAATAGTGGTGTTTTGGGACGGTGAAAACTCATCGTCATTAAGAAAACAGATTTATGTTCACTATAAAGAGAACAGAAGATCTAGACTTAGAACGGACGAGGAAGTTGAGAATTACCAATATCAAAAAAGAAGAATTAAACAATACCTTGAAGAACTTTATGTAAGACAAGGTGAATTTCCAAACTGCGAAACTGACGATTGCGTTGCATACTACACTCAAAACTCACCAAATGAGAATAAGATTATATTTTCATCTGATAGAGATTTAGCACAATTGGTTAATGACAAAACATCATTATACAACCCTTCACATCACAAATTATATAAACCGAATGATATTATAGAATATGACCATGAGAACATTTTAATTGAAAATGTAAAGGTGGTTAAAATTCTATGCGGTGACAATTCAGATAATATAGCGGGTATCCGTAATTTAGGTTTAAAAAGACTAATAACTATAATACCTGAAATAAAAGATACACCAATTACCGTTGACAATGTCATTGAAAAAAGTAATCTTATATTCGAAGGTGATAAACACAATAAATTGGTTGCAAACCTATTGACGGGTGTTACAAAACATGGTGTATTCGGAGATGAATTTTTTTACATCAATTCGAAGATTGTAGACTTAACAGAACCTTTTTTACATCAAGAGGCAAAAGAGTACATTGATGCGTTAATAAACGAAAATTTGGACTCAGATGGTCGTTCTTACAAGAATACCATGAAAATGATGATGGAAGACGGTATTTTCAATTTATTACCGAAATCTGACGATGCGTGGATTAAGTTTTTAAATCCATTTTTAAGATTGACAAGAAAGGAGAAAAATAAACAAATAATAAAAAAACATATAATAAAAATTGAAAAATGAACAGTATGCAATTAAGCCAAGACGTAACAAAATTTGAGTTCCTATTAACATTGGAAGGGAACATAATTATCCAAAGATTTTTTAATGTAAGAGACTATAACCCACAGGCTAGAAGATCTATGGATTTACATTATACAGTAAAAAATATTTGTGAAGAAATTTCAGAAGATTTGAAAATAAAAAGTTCCAACTACATGTGTGAAAATCAAAATTATTTTTACGGTTCTGAGTCTGTGGAAGATGATGGAGAGAATAATGAAGAGTATTTTTTATTGGAAATTAAGTTGGGTGACGACGTATTTATTCAAAGGATATTCCCAGCACATGTCTTCCACCCAAAGGCGAGATATTCTGTTGATATCAGACCAAAAGTTAGGAAAATCCTTTCAAGTTTAACTGACGTATTGTCAGCTGACGAACTTGAGGTGACCTATCTAAACTATGAATTATAATTAAAAAAACGTATATATAAATTTATTAAAAATGAATGAAAGGAATTTCGGTCACTTAGGGCAAGGTTTTCAAAAATCACTTATTAAGGTATTAATTGAGGATAGAAAGTTCACAAATACAATCGTAGATGTGATAGAAAGTAAGTATTTTGATGGCCCTTATTTTAAGTACATTGTTGAGAATATTAAAGAGTTATTTTCAAAATATAACACTTTACCAACATATGATACTTTGGCTCAAAAAATTATGTCCGAAAATATCAATGATACTTCATCTAAAATTCATATCGATACGTTAAACGGAATCAAAGAACATGAGTTCTCTGACGAAGGTTGGGTTAAAGACACTGCATTAAACTTCTGTAAACAACAAAACATGAAAAGGGTTGTTGCTGAGGTAAACAAAATTATCGAAAACGGTGAATTCCAAGAGTATGAAAAAATAGAACAAATTGTACAAAAGGCATTACAAGTTGGGGCATCGACAGAAGAGGTTAAAAGTGTATTCCATAATCCGGCATTTGCGTTGGAGAAAGACTCAAGAGTTCCAATTCCTTTAGGTATTAAAGGTATGGATGAATTATTAAATGGTGGTTTAGCTATTGGTGAATTAGGGGTAGTGTTAGCACCAACTGGAACAGGTAAAACAACTTTACTAACTAAAATTTCAAATACCGCATATAATTGTGGATATAATGTACTTCAAATATTTTTTGAAGATAACGAAACAAACATTGTAAGAAAACACTTTACCATTTGGACAGGTATTGCACCTGACGAACAGGTAGATAGAAAAGAAGAGGTTATTGACCTTGTAAAACAAAAAGAAGTAGAGTCAACTGGTAGTTTAAAACTATTAAAACTAGCGGGAGATGGTATTACAATTTCAGGTATTAAATCAAGATTAAGAAAATTAGCATCTGAAGGATGGAAACCTGACTTATTAACAATTGATTATGTTGATTGTATTTCACCAGAAAAGGCTACATTTGGAGAAGAATGGAAAGGTGAAGGACATATTATGAGAAGTTTGGAAGCTATGACTTCAGAGTTTAACTTAGCAATATGGACCGCTACTCAAGGTAATAGAGATTCTATATCTTCAGAAGTTGTTACAACAGATCAAATGGGTGGTTCTATTAAGAAAGCACAAATTGGACACGTAGTTATATCAATAGGTAAAACAATGGAACAAAAAGAACATAATTTAGGAACTATGACATTATTAAAATCACGTATTGGTAGAGATGGTGTAGTGTTCCAAAACTGTACTTTTAACAATAGACTTTTAATTATTGATACCGAAAAAGTAAATACACTTCTTGGTCACGAAGAAGAAAAAACCGCTCAAAGAGCAAACAGAGCTGCTGAAGTCTACAAAAAACAGCAAGAAAAGAAACAAGTAACACTTAATTAAAAAACATAAAATGAAAGAAAAAATTTTAGTGGAGAATCCACATCGATTTGTATTGTTCCCAATTGAACACGAAGATATTTGGAAATTATATAAACAACAAGAGGCATGTATTTGGACGGCAGAAGAGATTGATTTAGGACAAGATATGAGTGATTGGGATAACAAATTAAATAATGACGAACAACACTTTATTAAAAATGTATTAGCATTTTTTGCTGCGTCTGACGGAATAGTTAATGAAAATATCTCAATGAATTTTGTTAACGAAGTACAATATACTGAGGCAAAAATGTTCTACGGATTTCAAATTATGATGGAGAATATCCATAGTGAAACATATTCATTATTGATTGACACATATATTAAAGATAAAGAAGAACAATTACATTTATTTCACGCGATGGACACCGTACCATCAATTAAAAAGAAAGCAAATTGGGCGGTTAAATGGATTAATTCAGAATCATTTGTTGAACGTTTAATTGCGTTTGCTGCGGTTGAAGGAATTTTCTTTTCGGGTTCATTCTGCTCAATCTTTTGGTTAAAGAAAAGAGGATTGATGCCGGGTTTAACATTTTCAAACGAATTGATATCAAGAGATGAAGGTATGCATTGTGACTTTGCTTGTCATTTGTATAATCATCATATTGAAAACAAATTAAGTGAAAAGAAAATACAAGAAATCATATGTGGTGCATTAGCGATAGAGAAAGAATTCATTTTGGAATCATTACCGGTACGTTTAATTGGTATGAATTCAGATTTAATGTCTCAATATCTTGAATTTGTAACTGATAGATTATTAATTTCTTTAGGTTGTTCTAAAGTATATAATGCGACTAACCCATTTGACTTTATGGAAAATATTGCAATCCAAGGTAAAACTAATTTCTTTGAAAAAAGAGTTGCGGAGTACCAAAAGGCGGGTGTACATAATAAATCAGATGAGGAACTAGGTAGTGCCTTTTCGGCAGACATGGATTTTTAAAATTATAAGGTAATATGAAAGTAAGAAAAAGAAACGGAGAATTGGAGGAAATGAGATATGACAAAATCACTAAAAGAATTAGTGCTTTATGTCACGATTTAAATATGGAATATATTGACCCAACATATATTACATTAAAAGTAACACAAGGAATTTATGATGGTATATCATCAGTAGAGTTAGATAAACTAGCGGCAGAAACTGCAGCACAAATGACAACAACTCATCCTGATTATTCAAAATTGGCGGGTAGGATTTCTGTTTCTAATTTACATAGAACAACACCTAAAAAATTCTCTTTATGCATTAAAGAGTTATATTCATTTATTGAACCAAAAACAGGTAAAGAGTCATCTTTAATTTCTGATGAAGTATATGAGTTTGTAATGGAAAATAAAGAAGTTATAGATGCTGCCGTTATTATGGACAGAGATTTAGATTTTGATTATTTTGGTTTTAAAACATTAGAAAGATCATATCTTTTAAAAATTGGTGAGAAAATTGTTGAGAGACCACAATATATGTATATGAGGGTTGCGGTTGGTATTTGTAAAGGAAGTATTGAAATGGCGTTAAAAATATACGATGACTTATCACAACATTTTTATACACATGCCACACCAACATTATTTAATGCGGGTACCAAACGTGCACAAATGTCTTCTTGTTTTTTAATTGGAAATAAGGGTGATGATATTGATGGTTTATTTGACACCATTAAAGACGTGGCAAAAATTTCTAAATGGGCAGGAGGTATTGGTTTACACGTTCATGATGTTCGTGCTAAAGGTGCATATATTAAAGGAACTGGTGGTTTATCTGATGGGTTATTACCAATGATGAAAACTTATAATGAAGTTGCACGTTGGATAAACCAAGGAGGTAAACGTAAAGGTTCATTTGCAATATACTTAGAACCATGGCACGCTGATGTTTTCGAATTCATTGAAATGAGAAAAAACACAGGTAAAGAAGAGATGAGAGCAAGAGATTTATTCTTAGCAATGTGGACACCTAATTTATTTATGAAACGTGTTGAAGAGGATGGTGATTGGTCATTATTTTCACCTGATGAGGCACCAGGTTTATCTGACGTATATGATGATTTAAGTGAAGGAACACAAAACTTTACTGATTTATATGTAAAATATGAAAATGAAGGAAGAGCTAGAAAAGTAATTAAGGCCAGAAAATTAATGGATAAAATATTAGAAGCCCAAATTGAAACAGGTACACCATATATGTTATACAAAGATCCTGCTAACTATAAATCAAATCAAAAAAACTTAGGTACGATTAAGTCTTCAAATTTGTGTACTGAGATTCTTGAATATAGTTCACCAACAGAACAAGCGGTTTGTAATTTAGCATCTATTGCGTTACCAAAATATGTTATTGATGGTGAATTTAACCATGATTTATTATATCAACATACCTATCAAGTTGTAAAAAACTTAAATAATGTTATCGATTTAAACTTCTATCCTACTGAAGAAACTAAACGTTCTAATTTTAAACACAGACCAGTTGGTTTAGGTGTTCAAGGATTGGCAGATGTTTTTTGTTTATTAGGATTACCATTTGAAAATGATATTTCAGATAATCTACAAATTGAGATTTTTGAAACAATTTATTTTGCCGCCTTAACATCATCAAAAGATTTAGCAAAAGAATTTGGACCTTATGAATCCATTGCAGGTTCACCAATTGAAAAGGGAATATTCCAATATGAAATGTGGGGTAAGAAAGATAATGATTTATCAGGTCGTTGGGATTGGAAATCATTAAGAAAAGAAGTTAAAAACTATGGAGTTAGAAATTCATTATTAGTTGCACCAATGCCAACAGCATCGACAGCACAAATTTTGGGTAATAACGAAGCGTTTGAACCATTTACAACTAATTTATATTTGAGAAGAACATTAGGTGGGGAATTTGTGGTGATTAATAAACATTTAGTAAACGACCTTTTAAAGTTAGGTTTATGGAATGATGGTATTAAAAGTAAATTAATCATAGAAAATGGTTCAGTACAGAATATACCCGAAATTCCAACTAATTTAAAAGAGATTTATAAAACGGTTTGGGAAATGTCACAAAAAAGAATATTGACCATGGCAGCTAATAGATCAATTTTTATTGACCAATCCCAATCACTTAATTTATTTATTGATAATGTAACCAAACCTAAATTATTGGCGGCACATATCTTTGGTTGGAAATCAGGTTTAAAAACAGGTATGTATTATCTTAGAAGTAGAGCGGCGGTAGATGCGATGAAAGGTTTGGGAATTGATACCTCAGTACCCACACCAAAACCAATAGAAAACACATTGGCTCAAAATAGTCAATTAGTTCCACCACCAACTAATTCAATACATTTTGACCAAAATGAGACGGCCCTGAGTATGAAACCATCAGATTCACCCTTCGAATGTGAAGGTTGTGGTTCCTAAAAAATATAACCCCGAGAAATCGGGGTTTTTTATTTAATACCATTTTAGGATTATTTATATTTATTGTTATGGCGACATATGGTATAGACTTTCCTTTTAGACAAAGTAGAGTAGGTGACTACTTACAAACAACACAAAGCCCCGATAGAGAGGTTAGGGCTAATCTTATACATTTACTTTTAACCAAAAAAGGAAGTAGATATTTTTTACCTGATTTTGGGACGAGGTTATATGAATACATTTTTGAACAAAATGATGTAACCACATTTAACCATATTGAGGGAGAAATTAGAGATTCGGTTAAAAAATACATTCCAAATTTAGATATAAACTCAATTAACATAATGTCTGCTGAGGACGACCCAGATCAAACAACAACTTACACTCAAAATGAGGATGAGAGGTTATTTAGAATTTCAAATTATGCGGATAAACCATATACCGCAAAAGTTAAAATAGATTACACGGTAAATAATGGGACTTTTTCGTCATCAGACTTCATAATTATTAACATATAACATGTCAAAACAAATATCATACGCAACAAGGGATTTTGTCGGTTTAAGACAAGAATTGGTAAATTTAACCAAACAGTATTATCCTGATTTAATCAATAATTTTAATGACGCTTCAATATATTCGGTGTTATTAGATTTAAACGCGGGTGTTGCGGACAACTTACATTTCCATATTGATAGAGTATGGCAAGAAACAATGTTGGATTATGCACAACAAAGACAATCTTTATTTTTCATCGCAAAAACATATGGTATCAAACTACCAGGAAATAGGCCGTCAATTGCAATGTGTGATTTTTCTATAAACGTACCTGTTAGAGGTGATAAGGATGACGAAAGATACGAAGGAATTTTAAAAGGAGGAGCTCAAATATCAGGAGGAGGACAGACATTTGAAACTATTGATGATATTGACTTTTCAAGTCCATTTAATAGTAAAGGAGAACCAAATAGATTAAAAATACCAAATTTTGATAACAACAATAAATTAATTTCATACACAATTACCAAAAGAGAGGCGGTTGTTAATGGAGTTACAAGAATTTATAGAAGAGTTATAAATGATTTAGACCAAAAACCATTCTTAAAGTTATTCTTACCTGAACAAAATGTCTTAGGTGTTTTATCGGTAATACATAAAGACGGTACAAACTACGGAGCTAACCCAACGTACGATGAGTTTATCAATAGTGATAAAAAATGGTATGAAGTTAAGTCATTAATTGATGATAAAGTTTTTGTTAAAAACCCAACATCAATTTCAGATAGTGATAATTTCATTGCTGGTGATTATATCACAGTAAGTAATAAATTCACAACAGAAATGACACCTGAAAATTATTTCTCAATTACTTTTGGTTCAGGTAATGTTGACCCAATGGATAATTTGGACAATTATATGAATGGAACTATGAAAGTTAATATTGCAACTTTCTTGAATAATACGTCATTAGGTAATATACCAAAAGCAGGTTCTACATTATTTGTAAAATATCGTGTTGGGGGTGGTAAAGACTCAAATTTAGGGGTTAATGTTATCACATCTGTAGATTCTGTTGATTTCACAATTAACGGTCCTAATGCGTCAGTAAACAATCAAGTACAATCATCAATTAGAGTGACAAATATTACACCTGCAATAGGTGGAGCAGACACACCAACAATTGAAGAAATTAGAAATATGATAGCATACAACTTTGCTGCACAAAACAGAGCCGTGACGTTAAATGACTATAAATCAATGATTGAAACCATGCCAGCCACATACGGAGCACCGGCTAAAGTTAGTGTTATGGAAGAAGATAACAAAGTTAGAATTAAATTATTATCATATGATGATAAAGGAAATTTAACAGATATTGTTTCAAACACATTAAAATCAAATATTATAAATTACTTATCACATTACAGAATGTTAAATGACTATTTGGACATTGTAAGTGGTGAAGTTATTGATATGGGATTAGAGATTGATTTAGTGGTTAACAAAAATGAAAACCAAACGGATATTGTTAAACAAACTGTACAATCAATCACAGACTTTTTTGCTGTTGAAAAAAGAAAAATGGGAGATCCATTATTTGTGGGAGACTTAAAAACACAAATTGGTAATGTCACAGGAGTAGTTAACGTGGTAGATGTTAGAGTATTCAATTTAATTGGAGGTAACTACTCATCTGCGGAAGTTGCACAATCATACAAGGATGACACAACTAAAGAAATATTACAATCGGATATGACTATATATATGAAGTCAAATCAAATATTCCAAGTTAGGTTTCCAAATACAGATGTAAAAATTAGAGTTAAAACTTTATCTTCGACTACATATTAATAGGATTTTTGTTTATCTTATAGAAAACCGATGAGTTTCTATTTATAATAAGATGATACAAAAACAAAGAATTTACACCAAAATAGGTAAGGACCAAAAGGTTACTGTTGAACTTAACCAAAACTTTGACTTACTAGAGGTTTTATCTCTAAAATTTTCACAAAAAGACGTATACACATCACTTTGTGCTGACTATGGAGTGGTTTGTGGTAGAATCTCTGTTAATAATGGATTAGGGGTTCCTAATGCAAGAGTTTCCATTTTTGTACCATTATCTCCTGATGATTATGATGACCCTGTAATTTCTGCTTTATATCCTTATAAACAAATTACAGATAAGGATGATAACCACATGAGGTATAACTTATTACCCGCAAGACAACAACACGGTGGACATGAACCTACAGGAACATTTCCTGACCAACTTGACATTTTAGGTAGAGAAGAAGTACTTGAAGTTTATGAAAAATATTACAAATACACAGTTAAAACCAACATAGCAGGCGACTTCATGATTTGGGGTGTTCCATTAGGAGAACAAATTTTACATGTTGATTTAGACTTATCAGATATTGGTTGTTTTTCATTAAGACCTGATGATTTCATAAGAAGAGGTCATGGAATTGATGAATTTAAATCAACCTATCAATTCAAAGCAAGTGGAGATGTTGATTCTTTACCACAAATTAAATCTTATAATAAAACAATAGAAGTTTACCCATTTTGGGGTAATGAGGATTTGTGTAAAATTGCGGTTACAAGAGTAGATTTTGATTTGGCAGACCAAGGTGTAGTAATTGAACCAAAGGCATTAATCATTGGGGGATCTTTTACCGATACGGGTAAAAACTCAATTGATAAAAATTGTATTCCCGTTAAAAGTATGGGTAGTAAATGTACCCTAACAACTAATAATGGAAAAATTGAGGCAATAAGATATACAACAAAATATGATTCACAACACAGACCAATTTTAGAATTTTATAATTTACATGAAGATATAAACGACGACGGTTCATTTGCATTCAGTGTACCCATGAATATGGATTATTTGTACACAAATGAGTTTGGTGAAAATGAATATACCACCGACCCAAACAAAGGGGTACCGACAGCAAGTTGTTATCGTTTTAGATTTGGTTTAAAAGATGGTAAATTAGAAAGAGTAAGAATGAGAGGTTACTATTTAGCACCAAACATTCGTGAATATACAGATAGTACTTCTGAAAGTGATAAATCATATTATTTTGGAACCGACTACTCAGGTTATCCAACCAATGCTCAAAGTTTATTATTAAATTCTTCAGATGGTTTTTACTATCCACAAGATTATTTCTATAGATTTCAATACGGAAAAGTATATACCGTATCATCATTCCAAGGTTCACATGCTAAATTTGGATGGTTAACAAAAAATAGATTTTTGGGGATTAAAGAAATTGTGCCGGCAGAAGAAAAAGATTGTAGAGAATCGGTATTGACACCACCAACAAACTTTGCAACAAAAAATAATGGTTTTAATTTCACCATGATTTTAGCAACGGTACAAACATTTATAAAATATGTGTTTTCGTTATTACAAATAACAGGAAATGAATTTCTTGGTAGTTTCTTTGTTTCCGCATATGATGCTTTTAATTTTAAAATTGCAGGATGGAGACCACTTGGTAAAGTTGCTGATCAAATGTTAAATGCGGCATATCAAACACAGGCAGGAGGGCAACTTGTTATTCCATTAACAATTTATGATGAATGTGAATTGTGTACTACAGATGATACAGCATTAACAACGGGTGTTCTTGATAATGCAAATTTTTGTAAAATAGGAGAATTAAGATTTGACGTTTACCATAATACAGGAAACTCAACAACATACTTTGCAATAAATGGTTCACCAAGGGAAGATAATACAATTGGTACGTCAGATTTTAATAGTAGTTCAGGACAAAGAGATTGTGGTACAGATGCATCAATAAGTGGGTGCTGTAGTTCATATTTAATGTCAACAGGTGGATATAGTGGAATGAATACATCTCTTGGTGGTACTGACAACGGACCAAGATTTGTAATTAATATTTCAGGTAATTCAGGATCATCATTAAATCCTGGAATATTTTATATCTCAAGTGCATCTGGGGATAGTGAATATCCATTAGTTACTTTTGGTACAGGTGCAGGATCATCATATTCAGGAAGAACTGGATTCCAATTTACCGATACTCAAATGTTAAATTTATTTGGTTATGATTACACACAACCAAATGACCCAATAACAGGCGTTTCATCATATGTTGTCGATAGAAATTTTCCAAAAGGTGGTTACTTACCATTTACAGGAGTAACGATAGAAGAAGGATGTGCAATGTATGATACATTATATGATGAAAGTATAATTAAAGAACTTCTTTGGTTTCAAGGATCCACAATTTATGGTGACCCTTATTTACCTGCGGTAAGTGCAAAACTTGATGGTACAAATGCACCGGGCATAAAAGAAATTGCGGTAACTGATCCGTCTAATTTAAAAGGAAATTCACCGGGCACAAATTGGACAATTGGGGCGTCTGTATTTTATGAATCAGGACAACAAAGATTACCTAAATCTGCAACATTTTCAAGAATACCAACACAACAATATGATAGAAAAACAAAAACAGGATATTCAGAATTTAGAGATGGTGTTTTTACAATTGTACCATCAATAAATGGATTATCAAAAGTAAACAGAAAGGCGTTAAGAGAATGGTATAGAAGACAATTAGTTGGTATTAAATTTTGTGGAGGAGTGACTAACTATTCATTTATTGATAATTGGTTATCGGGTTCGTTATATTTTTTCCAATTTAAAGCAAAATTAAGAAGACGTAATAGAATTGCTAAAGTATGTACAGATATTGTAAAATATATTTATGATCCTGTTTACGTAAAAGATACTAATTCTAACGAATATATAAAACAAAGTAATGGTAGATTTTATTATAAATCTGCACCATATAATTTTAATTTAAATAGATGGGGAGGTTCAAATAATAAACTTTTACATCCAACAACATTTGTAGACTTAGGACCGAGAGATGAATTCATAAAAGAAATTTGTGTTGACCCATCATTAGATCCAAACTGTTCTGTGTCAAGAGGAATTGGTCCTAGTTCATATAAAAACTTTGGTGAGTTAATGGCATTTGCAATAAACTATAGAATGGATTCAAGCAACGATTCAATTGGAGTTGACGAATTTTTCCGTAATAGAGGATTCACAAGTTACTTTGGTGGGATTGAAGTGTTATCAGGAGACGTACTACAATTAATATCAACAAATAATGAAGCAGGAATTGACGGATTTACTATGGAAAATTCAAAATATTTGGGTTATAGTATTTCAACATTAGACCCTGAAGATAATAAGGCTTATTTCCAAAGAAATGGTATTTATGGACCAACACCAATTACATTACAATACGAAGATGATGGAATAAGAATTAGAGAATGTCTAAATGCTCCTGGTTATCTAACAGAATCTTCACAAAGAGTACCATTTTATTTATGGGATAAAAAAGGAACAGGATTTGGCCCATATGACGGCAACCAATCATCACAAGCATGGGATTACAGTTCTGTTCATGTTGATTATTTACAAGGACAAACATATGGATATAAATTTACTGGATCAACAACTAATGTCAGTGACGCGTATCTTTTACCACCAATGAGTTTTAATTATTCAGGAGTAACAATTACAGGAATGGATGTTGGTTTGGCAGAAGAATTTAATGTTACAATTATGACTAACGATCCAATTTATTCTGGTATTACCGGAACCGATACCGTTAGAGATAATGCAATGAAAGCGACTTATGATAAACAACCAAATGGATTTACTTTATTAATTGGAACATCAGGAACTGAAATTGACCCAGGAGACGGTAGATTATATATTAGATTAGGTGATGCTGGACAATGGACAGGACCAATTAGTTGGGATACTGCAATGGATTATTCTATATACCCAACTGTAGACCCATATAATGGAAATAAACAAATTTTATCAACACCATTTATGTTTTATTTTGGTTTAAGACCAGGTAAAACAGGTATGGATAAATTGATTGAAAGATTCGGACCAAAAGGTGCGTTCCCAACTGTTAATTAATGGAAAAGAAAAAAATTATATTACCACAAAAACGTTATGCTAATGCTCCATCAGAGGATTTAACATTACAAGTAAATTTTGACGAACAAAAGAAGTTATTAACTAATGATGATAGAGATACTGTTATAGATATTGCAGAATTATTTACTAAAGAAAGAAACGATAGTGTTAAGTATAAGATATATGGTAAGATGAGAATGATTTTTAGGAATATGTATGTTGGAGAATCACCATACACATTTTTAAATAAAAATTTATACTTACTTGGTGATGGTTCAGATTTGAATTTTAATGGATACATGCCATATAACGAATTTGCATTTTTAAGAAACGATGTTTATAGACAAATTACAGATGAACCATCACTATCTTCATTATCTGGTTTTACAGGTTATAATATGACAACAATTGGTGATATTTCACATACAACGATTACACCAATGACAGCACCATATCATAATTGGAATTTATATATCAGTTATGTTTATGCACACGAAACAGGTCATACTATGACATATACTTTAAGTGGTACAACAACACCCAAAACATTTGTTAGTGGAGATGGTGTACCTTTTAGAGTTACAGATATGGGAACATACTATAAATTAACAAGTCCTGTTGAACACAATATGGATGTTGGGGAATATTTGTTAGTTGATAATGTGCCGTATTATATTAACTCTATTGGCGATGAAAATTATGACTCAGAAAATTATGTAGTTAGTATTTCTAAATCTGAAATAACTGGATCAACAGGAAATACAGTATTTTCAACTAGTACTATTATTACAGGTAAAAGATGTTTAAATAGAGATAATATTACAGGGACAACTTCACAATATTATGTTCATAAATTAAAAGTTGCAACAAATGAAGCCGATTATCTAATGGATAAAGCGGGTTTTGAATCGACAGCTTTTAGGGATGAAAAAAAATTATTATTTGAAAATGTTGAAGGTACTTACGATTACTTAGTAGAAAGAAATAGGATGGAGTCGGTTTTATTTGACTTCAAAGAACCATTTATGTTATCAGGTATGACAAATAATTGGGACTTCCTACCAACAGAAGTTTATTTATCGGTTATTTTTAGGAATGGTAATGGGTTTTTTAATTATCCACCAAAGGTAGGATGGAAATTTAATTTTCATGATTCATGGGTTGACCAACATTTTAGTGGTACAACATCTAATGAATCAAGTTTAACAACAACTGACTTTACGAGAAGTCCATATACTTTCCATAGTGGTAATACATTATCAATTGGAGACGTTTTAACGGGAGCGTTTGTTGAATATTCACCAGTTGATATGAAAGAAACAGTGATATCAGAATCACTTTATAGAATCACACCAAGAGATGATTTATTTAATTATGGTCAAAATTTAAGTAGTAATTATTACGGTGCAAGTGACGATAACCAATTTGGATTATTTTATCAACCACACCATAGAATTAAATTAAGGGAATTATCACCTTATACTGAAACAACTGAAAGTGCGGATTTATACCAATTACCACAAAATGCTAGATATTACCCTGATGAAAAATTATGGAAATTTAGAGATGTTTATGACCATGGATATATTGATGATTTAGGTTATGGTACTGACTTTTCATATTTAAATGGTATGCATAGTGTGAATACAACGTTTGATTTATTTTTAAAAAATGAACAATTGTTTACTGTGAAACCATATAAAGTATTTGATTTCACTAAATTTAAAAATACTAATAACCCTAACAATCAAAAGAAAAATAAAAACGGAAATAAAAATATTAATTGTTAATGATAATACGTAGATTAAATAACGAACAAACATTACCAATTAATTTGGATTCTAATTTTATGCCCGATTTAGGTAGAGAAGAGGCATTAGTACAATTTGAAGACGAAACTTTAAGAAGTATAATAAATCCTGCAGAGAATTATGAAACTATGAGGTTTATTCATAAACCTTATTCAGGAATAACAGAAAAATCTTCAGATTTGGAATGTGACATTTGGTACCATTTTTATTTCTACAATCAATTACAACCCCCGACACATGTCGGAGGTTTAGATTATTCATTAGTTGATATTACACCACAAGAAAATGCAGCATTAACTGCAGAGACCTACCATAGTTTTTTTAAATTGGAATTTTATAAAGTACCGAATGGTGAAAAACCTGAAAGAGCAAATAGAAGATTAGTTTTTTCAAAAACGATACCAATGACATACGGAGAAAGGATATTCTTTGAACCAATGAATGAATATATACATGTTCCCGTTTTTGTTGGAACAAATTATAGAAAACCTGAAATTATGTATCAATTTTGGTTTCAAGATGATACCGCATTAAATGAAACTGTTTTGACAGGTAATACATTCTATATGACGGCAAGATTTTATAACTCAAAAGATGGTAGTGTTTTAAATTTAGGTAATAAATCTTTAGGTATTAACGATTCAATATCGGAAAATAATGACGTATATTATCTTTTTGAGATAGATAAAACAGATTATTCATATCAAATTTTCCAATATAATGGAACAAAAGGAAATAGAATAGGAGTTGTTGGAAACCCAATAAAATTTTATGAAATATCGAGTGTTTAATGGAAAAAAATTATTATACAATTTATAGTGGATTTACAGGTACAACATCATATGATTTACCCATCCATTTAGAAGAAAATACCCAACAACTTGGTATTATGTCAAGTTTTGATGGAGACATTGGACAACTTGACCAATTTTGTAATTTTACATATAGCGGAAATTCGATGACTGTTAAAATTTTTAATACAGTTAATACAAACATTATTGGACAATTAATAGAATCGATATTCACAATTTCTTGGGGTGATGGGTCACCCGACACCAATATCGGTATGCCGATAGTAAATGTAGATAATCATATATTACCATATACTGGTCATACATATTCATCACCAGGTACCTATACAATCGAAATTACGGTAGATTCACCATGGGAGGTGAGAACAGTTAAGAAACAAATAAAAGTACCATTTATAACACCCCAATACCCAACAAGTTTAGGTCAATTAACGTTCACAATACCATATTCCGAACCTACGGCAACAACTACACAAAAATATTTACAAGATTATAGAACATTGACAGGAGCAACAAATCCTGCAAAAATTAGTTTTTTAGGTATTGGTAAAAGTAGAATCGATGAACTTAAAAAATACGGAAATAGCCTAAGTCACATCAATTTGACTTTAGGTACTGATATTGATGGAACATCATATACGGGTTATACAATTGACGATATGTTCTACATGGACAGAACGGATGGATTAACTCATATTACAGGTACAACATCAGGAACTACCATTAATTTTTTCCAAGACGAAATTTATAACGGAATGATAACAAGAAATGAACATTTTTTAGGATTTGTTGAGGATATGACAATTTATTCTGATGTTTTTGTGGAAAGAGGAAAAGTGGGAGTTATGGAAAGAAATTTAAGATTAACGGAAATTGGTAGTACGGGAGAAATTCAGTACTACGGAAATGGATTTTTTAAGATAGAAAAACAATAAAATCATATTTATAAATAAATAAAAAACATGGCAGTAGGAAGTTACGGTACAATAAGACCAGCAGATGTTTCACCCGCAGACGTTGATATATACTATCAATTCGTTACAGGTAGGACTTCTAGTGCACCTGTCACATTCACAAAATTAGTTTCCACTAACATATTAACACCTGTTTTTCATAATGGAACTACAGGTGGAAATGCAGATAAAGAAATTTTAGGGGGATTATATAACCTTAAATTAGATTCTAATGTATTCACAGATATTGGTATATACACTATGTATATTAGACCTAAGCAAATTAGAACTACAATCATGGATTGTGGTGTTTTAGCTTCTTTACCGTCTGTTAGAGGTATTATTGTTGATATTGGTAATGTACCAAGTGATGATGTAAATAAATTCACACCACAAGGGTTAGTTGGATATAGAATCGAGTATCTTGATGATTCGGGTGCAAAAGTACCCAATTTTTATAGAGTAGTTACTTCTTCATTTTATTGTACTCCGGTTACTTCAAACCTATCTAACTCAAACCAAAAGGCGATTAGATATGTTTATTCTGATGTACCTACAAATTTAATGTTCTTAACAGTAACACCAAGTTCATCACCAAGCAGTAGACCCAATACGATACCATTTATTGGTCAACCTGATCAAAATATTATAATATGTAACACATATTTCAATCCAACAATGATTGAAATTGAATTTGTTGAACATGATGTTTCAACATTAGCATATGCACTTTACGGTAACCAAAGTAAATCTATCGTTGATGGTGTTTACACAATTTATGACGATAATAATAACATCTATAAACAATATAATTTATATGAGATTAAAGATGATATTAACCAAACGTTATTTGAAATAAGAGAAAAGAAAACAAATATCGATCAGTCGAAAGATTTTAATATTATAACTGAATAATGGCGAAAAATACTAAGGTACCGAGTCAAGCTGCGAGTGGAAAAGACACATTTAGTGACAATCTAGTCGGTTTTCAATTAACCGACGGATCAAGTCAAATGAC